CTAGAATACAAGTCAGGGCGTTAAGTTATCGATTGATTCGGTAATCTACTGTCCTTCAGGACTGATCGATGCTAACTCTAACTCAATGTTAGGTTATCTACATAAAGCGATCAAACCTGTAAACCAATTAAAGATGATCGAAGATGCTCTAGTTATCTACAGGGTATCGCGAGCACCTGAAAGACGTATATTTTACATTGACGTAGGTAACTTGCCAAAGCTTAAAGCTGAGCAGTACGTCAATGATATCATGAACAAGTATAGAAATAAAGTTGTCTACGATGCAGCCACTGGCGAGATACGAGACGACCGTAAACACCTCTCTATGATGGAAGACTTTTGGATGCCTCGAAGAGAAGGTGGAAAAGGTACTGAAATCACTACCCTTTCCGGCGGTCAAAACCTCGGTCAGATCGAAGACATACAATATTTCCAAAATAAACTATATCAATGCTTGAATGTACCTATTGGAAGGTTACAATCACAAGAAGGTTTTAGTCTTGGTAGAACTACAGAAGTAACAAGAGATGAGATCAAGTTCAATAAGTTCATTGAACGCGTTAGACGTAAGTTCTCTGTGTTGTTTGCTGAAGCTCTTAGGGTACAATTGATTGCAAAACAGATCATTAGACCAGATGAATGGCCATTGATCGTACAAGATATACGGTTTGACTTCCAAGAAGACAACCACTTTGCAGAGTTAAAAGAAGCCGAGGTGCTGTCTAATAGGATCAGTACGTTAAGCCAGATACAGCCATATATTGGTACGTTCTACAGCATGGAGTTTGTAAAACGTCATGTACTCAAGCAGTCTGAAGAAGAGATTGAAGAGATAGAGAAACAGATTAACGCAGAACAAGAAGAGATTCAGGCCATGATGGCTATGCAAAACGGTGTTCCAGTTGATAGTGGAATGGGCGCAGGTCCAACCGCACCATCACTACCACCACCAAATAAAACTAAAGGAGAAGTATAATGTCACAAGGCGTACAAGACTTAATTCAAGCTATCGATTCTGGTGATTCACAAGCTATCGATGCAGCGTTTCAAGCAGAAATGGCTACACGTATCTCTACAAGACTAGAAGATATGAGAGTTAACGTTGCTAAGGGTATGTTTGCAACAGAACAATCAGAACAAGAAGCAGAAGTTGTTGAAGAGGAAGTAGAACTCTTTGCAGAAGAGATCGATACAGATGAATTAGCATCTATCATCGAGTCTTTAACAGACGAAGACTTCGAAGGTCTTGATGAAGAGAATACTCTTGAACTAGAAGAAAAATACGAAGGCTTTGCAAAGCTTAAAGGTGAACTAGCTCATAAAGCTGGTGTTAAGAATCCTGGTGCTTTAGCAGCAGCAATCGGCCGTAAAAAATACGGTAAAGAAAAATTCCAAAAAGCTGCCGCAGCTGGCAAGAAGATGGGTCATGAGTAAACTAGACGCATCACAGTTTGACGCTTCTTTATTAGAAGCAGCAATGAAGGTTAAGAAGGAGTCAGCATATAACCCTACATGCTCTATGAACGACTTACAAGCAGAACCAAGCGGCTCTAAGGGAGATGCGATGCCATCTACGTCTTTAAACATTGCCTATGAGAGCAAGAAGAAAAAGATGAAGAAGGAAGGCGTGTTTGGAGATCAGGAAGTTAATCCTGGTGGTCCAGCTCAGTATCATAAAGAAGAGACAGAAAAGTCATTCGATGCTAAGAAGGATGCTCGTATGTCAATCAACCAGTTAAAGAGTGTACTACATAACACCACTGAGTTGCTTGCTATGATCAAGCCTGATGATCTATTGCCTGAATGGGTAGAAACAAAGATCACGTTAGCTGAAGACTATATGGTTACATGCAGCAACTTTTTACGTTCAGATAGAACAAAATAATGCAATACGGAAGCTTTCTTAAGGCCTTAACTGGCACTACAGCTAGAGTCCACTCATACGGACACCTTATTGAGCAGGCATCCAACGGTAAGATCCTTATCGATGGTGAGAAGACTTCTTTTACAGATTTAGAGGAAGCAAGACAATACATTAAGACAAAACATACGACAAGAAACATAGAAGAGCAAATTAAGACAGAACTATACGAAGACATATCAGATAACAAGATAGCAAACATTATTAAAGAATATTACGATGTAAAAGTAACAGATACTTTAATAGAGTCATACGTAGATTTTGCTTCCTCTAAACAATTTACTGTAGACCCTGTCGTAAGAGATATTAGGAATCTTAATAAGTTTGATAAGATCGTAGAAGGTAAGATCGACTACAAATTGGAAGATGGCACAATTATTGCTATCAATGAGACTACTCAAGATAAGTTGGCTGAGTTGTTTCATGATGAACAAGAAATCATTGAGCACATGAGAGAAAGCAAAGAAAACTTTATCGATGTGCTTAAACAAATCGGAGAATAAGAATGGCATTAGATTACTACATTGTAAAGAATTCAACCAAAGAGGTTGTAGTTCAAGTTAACGGGGCAAATGATAGCTTAGGTATTGCGTTAAATACATTAGCTTCAGCTGATCAAGTACTTGGAGCTTCTGGTGCTACAGGATATATGCCACCAGCAGTTAACCTAGCTTCAGTCATCAGTTCAGGTAACTTAAACTCCTCAGTGGTTATTAACCGCGGCGCAACTGGTGCCACTGGTCATCTAGTCTTTGCTGGATCACCTGAAAATTCTCCAACCATCCAATTTAACCAATATGGTTTTACTGCTAAAGCAAACAACACAAACGACATTGAAGTTATTCATGGTGGTGCAACTGGTTCTAATGTAACCACATGGTTAATACTTCATAAACAAGAAGGTTACTTCTCTAAAGTTGAGTACGAAAAATATGGTGAGTACGATGATGAAACTAAAGTCGGTGCTCAAAACATTTCTGGAAGTCCTGGAGCTTAAGAGTGGTAACAACATAGTTGCTATGCATCGTTGGCATTTTAATAACTGCAAGCATAAAGGAGAATTAAAATTAAGCTAATTAAAGAACATACCGAAGAGGTTAAGTACTTAGTTGAAGAGAAACTAGGTAAAGGTAAAGAATACTTCATTGAAGGTGTATTCCTTCAATCGAACTTAAAGAATCGTAACGGCCGTATCTATCCAGTAGAGATACTTGATGGTGAGGTAAAACGATATAACGATGAGTATGTCAATAAGAATCGTGCCTTTGGTGAGTTAGGTCATCCTGATTCACCTACGATTAACCTTGACAGGGTGTCTCATATGATTAAAAAGCTTCATCGAGAAGGTGATAACTTCATTGGTAAAGCTAAGATCATGGATACACCATATGGTAAGATAGTGAAGTCACTTATCGATGAAGGAGCTAGACTTGGCGTTAGTTCCAGAGGTATGGGATCACTAGATCGTAAAGGTGATGTTTCTTATGTAGGTAAAGATTTTACTTTAGCGACAGCCGCTGATATAGTTGCTGACCCGTCCGCCCCAAATGCTTTCGTTGAGGGTGTCATGGAGTCTAAAGAATGGGTTATGGTCGATGGAAAATTTGTGGAGAAAGACTTGCGAGAAGCACAAGCATTTATTAGAAAAGCTTCAAGCAAAAATTTACAAGAGGCAAAGATTAGAGCATTCCAATCATTCCTCGCGAAAATTAAATAACTATAAATAATAGTATATCTTAAAAAGATACACAAATTTAGGAGATTAAGATGTCAATCGAACAAAAAATTGCACAAATCTTAGCTGAATCAAGAGCTACAGATAATGCAGAAGAGTTAAATGAGGACAATGTTGTGACGAAACATGCTGCAGCGGGTGACCAAGCAGTTATTCGTCCACATGGTTCAGTGCCAAATGGTGGTGAAACACCTAACGAAGCTAACGCTAAAAACAATGTAGAAGACGAAGATCCAGCTGCAGAAGCTACTTCTAAGAAACCTAACGTTGTTACAGCTAAGGCTGAAGCAGGTGATCAAGCAGTTATCCGTACAGCTAAGGATTCTATCCCAGCTCACGCACCTGGCCATGCAGTTAATTTTAAAGAAGATATGGATGCTTTATTCAACGGTGAAGAACTTACTGAAGAGTTTAAAGACAAAGCAACTACTATCTTCGAAGCAGCAGTTATGACTCGTATTAACGAAGCCATGACTACTATTGAAGAAGAATTCGAAGCTCGCCTCCAAGAGGAAGCAGCAAAGAATCAAGAGGGTCTTGTTGAAAAAGTTGATGGATACCTCAACTACGTAGTTGAGCAGTGGGTTAAACAAAATGAAATCGCCCTTGAAAGTGGTATGAAGTCTGAAATCTTAGAAAGCTTTGTAAGCGGTATGAAAGGTTTATTCGAAGAGCACTATATCGATGTTCCAGAGGAAAAATTCGATGTGTTAGGTGCACAAGAAGAAACTATCGCTGAATTACAAGCTAAGCTAGACGAACAAGTTGCAGCTAACGTTGAGATGGCTAAAGCCCTTAACGAATCCGCTAAAAACGAAATCGTTGCTGATGCTTTAGATGGTTTAACAGAAACTGATAAAGAAAAATTCGTTGGCTTAGCTGAAGAATTAGCTTTTGAAGATGCTGAATCATTCTCTAAGAAAGTTCAGGTAATTCGTGAAAATTATTTCACAAACAAGGCAACATCAACATTAGTTGAGTCAGTTGTGACAGATACTCCAGTTGAACCATTAACAGAAGAAAAAGCTGTTAATCCTTCAATCAAGAGATATATGTCCGTACTCAATAACATTAAATAAGGAAAACAAAATGACAATTCGTCAAGACTTAGTAAAAAAATGGGAGCCGATTTTAGAGCATAGCTCACTCCCAGAAATCAAAGATAACTACCGTAAGGAAGTTACTGCGATTCTTTTAGAAAACCAAGAACGTGAAATGCAAAAAGGCGCTGAAGCTCTTTTCGAAGCTGCTCCTAGCAACTCTGGTGGTTCTGGTATTGGTTTAGGTGGTGCTGGTGCTTCTACTGGTACAGTATCTGGTTTCGACCCAGTACTTATCGCTTTAGTACGTCGTGCTATGCCACAAATGATCGCTTACGATATCGCTGGCGTTCAACCAATGACACAACCTACTGGTCTCATCTTCGCGATGAAATCACGTTACACACAACAAAACGGCACTGAAGCATTATTCAACGAAGCTGATACAGGTTTCGGTGGTGATGGTACTTCACCAAATGCTGGTGGTAACCCATTCACTGATGACTTCACAAACACTGGCCGTGGTATTACTACAGCTGATGCTGAAGCATTAGGTACAGGTTCACCTGCTGCTGACTTCGCTCAAATGGCTTTCTCAATTGAAAAAACTAGCGTAACTGCTAAGACTCGTGCTCTTAAAGCTGAGTACTCAATCGAGTTAGCACAAGACTTGAAATCAGTTCATGGTTTAGATGCTGAAGGTGAATTAAGCAACATCCTTTCAACTGAAATCCTTGCTGAAATCAACCGTGAAGTTATCCGTACAGTTTACTACGGTGCTAAAGTTGGTGCTCAATACGGTACAGCTACTGCTGGTACATTTGACCTTGACGTTGACTCAAACGGTCGTTGGTCTGTTGAAAAATTCAAAGGCCTCTTGTTCCAAATCGAACGTGAAGCTAATGCGATTGCTCAACAAACTCGTAGAGGCCGTGGTAATTTCTTAATCTGCTCATCAGATACAGCTTCAGCTCTAGCTATGGCAGGTGTATTAGATTACGCTCCAGCTCTTTCAACATCATTGAACGTTGATGAAGCTTCAACAACATTCGCTGGTGTTTTAAATGGCAAATACAAAGTATACATTGATCCATATTCTGGCGGTAACAACCCATCAGCAAATGGTTCACAATTCTTTGTAGTTGGTTACAAAGGTACATCAGCATTTGATGCTGGTTTATTCTATTGCCCATACGTTCCTCTCCAATTAGTTAGAGCTGTTGATCCTAATAGCTTCCAACCAAAAATTGGTTTCAAGACACGTTACGGTATCGTAGCTAACCCATTTGTTAACTTAGATGATGGTAATTCTGATAACAACGTTATCGTTGCTAACAAGAACTACTACTACAGGAAAGTTGCCGTCACAAATCTCATGTAATTAATTTGTATAGCAACATTGATGTATCTCAAAGGGACTCGCAAGAGTCCCTTTTTTTATGTATAAATAGTATATAACGTTAAGGAAATTATTATGGCAAACGCATTATGTCCAGTACCAGGTAGCATTAATCCATTATCACCTACCGGGTTTCAACTATCAATCACTAAGATCCCAGAAGTGACATACTTCTGTCAGATAGCTACGCTACCTGAAGTTACACTAGAAAACGTTGCTATGGCAACACCGTTGTCTATCAATAAAGTTCCTGGTGAACTACTTAGGTTTGGTGATTTAACCATCAACTTTGTGGTAGATGAGAAGATGACTAACTACTCAGCTATATGGAATTGGTTAATTGGTTTAGGTTTCCCACAAGATTGGGCACAATACCAAGCTTTGATTAATGGTTCACAAAATAGTACTTCTGGTGTAGCACAATCAAACAGCCTTACTCCAAACTTTGGCACCCAAGTAGGTAACTACTCTGATGGTATCTTACAGATCCTAGGCAGTAATAATGTTCCAGTTAGATCTATTCACTTTATAGATCTACACCCAATTAGCTTGGGCTCACTTGAGTTCCAATCAAACGTGGACGACATCCAATATCTGACGGGGACTGCAACCTTTGGATACACCTTCTTTACTATAATTTAACTATGTACATTAATTAATTATTATGGTATAATGTAGTTTTGATAAGCGGATTTAATTATGAATATTGAAGAGATTCAAACGATGTGGGAGCAGGACAGTCTTATCGATGACAACCATTTGGGTGAAGCATCGACTGAGACAGCAAAGGTCCATGCTAAGTACATCAAACTAATGGTTCAGGTAAAGCTACGCCTTACTAAGTCTAGAGCCGAATACAACCTGCTACGTAAGAATAAGTTTCGCTACTATCGTGGTGAACTATCACGTGAAGAGTTAGCAGCTTTAGGTTGGCAACCATATCAACTAATCAAGCCACTTAAGAACGAGATGGACGAGTTCCTTCAAGGTGATCAAGATTTAATTACACTAAATACAAAGATCGAATACCTTGAGACTATGGGTTATCTACTCGAAGGTATCTTAGGACAAATCAAAGCAAGAGATTGGCAACTTAAAAACGGTATCGAATGGAAGAAATTTTTAGCGGGGATGTAAAAATGGTATGGATATATAATATAGCAATCTTAGTTGGTACAGCGTATCTAGTTCAAGTATGTGGATGGAGTCCTTGGTGGTTCTTATTCACTATGTGTTGTATTATGTCAGAACCAAAACAACCAAAGTGCGACTGTAAAAAAGAAGAGCCTAAGTCTAGAATAATTATTGATTAATGAAATTAACTATTGAAAAGATTAACGAAGTAAACATCCGTGTTTATGGAGATCTTGGTTGTGAACAAGAACTAGAGAACTTCTTTACATATGAAGTTCCTGGTGCAAGGTTTACACCTAAGTTTAAGGCTCGTTTATGGGATGGTAAGGTTCGTCTGTATTCATTAATTAAAAAGACATTATATGCTGGTCTATATCAATACGTCCTTGAGTTTGCTCAACGCAATAATTATGAGTTAGATTTTAACCCTACTGATGATTATCCAAAACCATTAGACTTACATAACTATACATTAGATCAAGTATCTAAGTTCATATACGATTTAGATCTGTATGGACGCGGAGAACCAATCACCCCGAGAGACTATCAAATTGAAGCAGTACGTACAGCATTAAACCTTAATCGCACCGTACTACTATCACCTACCGCATCTGGTAAATCATTCATGATCTATTGCTTGATGAGATGGCACCTTGAAGAAGATCGTAAGACTATCATCGTTGTACCAACAACATCATTAGTTGAGCAGATGTATTCAGATTTTGAAGACTACTCATCTCATAATGGATGGCTTGTCAAAGATAATTGTCAGAAACTATACTCAGGCTTTACTAGAGACATAACATCTAATGTATTGATTACCACATGGCAATCCATCTATACCCAACCAAAACAATGGTTTGAACAATTTGATGTTATAGTCGGTGACGAAGCCCACCAATTTAAAGCTACATCTCTGATATCCATAATGGAAAAGATGAAACATGTTAAGTATCGTATAGGTACAACAGGTACTATAGATAATAAGAAGTTAAATCAACTTACGCTCGAAGGTTTATTCGGCCCTGTCCATAGAGTAACGACTACTAAGGAGTTGATGGATTCTGGTAAGGTCGTAAACATAGACATAAATTGTATAGTTCTTAAATATAAAGATGAAGTAAGAAAAATCTGCAACGAGCATACTTATCAAGAAGAGATGGACTTCCTTATATCAAATGAGATGCGTAATAAGTTCCTTAGAAACCTCGCTATCAATTGTAAGGGTAACACACTAGTCTTATTTCAATATGTAGAAAAACACGGCGCAATCTTGTATGATATGATAAAGACAAAAGCACCTGACAAAACTGTATACTTTGTACATGGTGGTGTTGACACATTGGATAGAGAAGACATCCGTAAAAATACTGAACTTGATGATAATACTATCATTGTAGCGTCATATGCCACATTCTCCACGGGTATAAATATACCTAGTATAGAGAATATTATATTTGCTTCTCCTACTAAATCTAAGATCCGCAACCTACAATCTATCGGTCGTGGGTTAAGGCTTAAAGACGGTAAGACACACCTTAAACTATATGATGTAGCTGATGATTTACAGTATAAAACAAGAAAGAACCATACATTTAACCACTTTGAAGAGCGAATCAAGATCTATTCAGATGAACGGTTCGAATACAAAGTCCACGAGGTAAACATATGATCGGCGATCGTTACATCGTAATGAAGTTGGTTACAGGCGAAGAACTCGTAACTCATCTCATAAAAGAAGATGATTATGAGATAAGCGTATTATTTCCTATGATAGTAAAGCATGTCCCACGGATGACGTCCCATGGACCTGCAGAATCCGTTGTATTGTCTCCGTATACTTACTTTGCCGGAGATGATGAGTATACATTTCAAAAGAACCAGATAATATTCATTAAGAACCTTGATCCAAAATATGAAGCCGAGTATAACCGTGCGATCGATGACTTCATCGCGATGAACGCCCAAGTTCCGGAACCATACAACCCGAACGAGATGCAAGAACTAGCTGATAAACTACAGGCGATGTTTAAAGATAGGATGGAAGAATTTGAAGAGTTTCCCTCTATTCAAGTAGAATCATCTAAAACTATTCATTAACCACTTGAAAAACCCCATACAGTCATATTAACACGGAGTACAATTAAAGTACAATTATTTTTATGGATCAAATAACAATAGATCAAACGGCAGCAGATAAGATCAAGTCTCTATTAAAAGAAGAGGATGTTCCAAACCTTATGTTAA